AAGGTTTAAATGAAGTCCTATAATGGATCTTACATCTCTGGGGATTTAGGAGGGGTAAAGGTATCCAATCCAAGTAACGTAAATTATTATGAAGGTATGGTTGATGCACCTGGTTTTAAACGGGGTGGCAATGTAATGCCTAAAAGAAATAAAAAAAACTTTAGATCTACAAAATCTGGAGCAGGTATGACAACAGCAGGTGTCAATGCCTATAGAAAAGCAAACCCTGGAAGTAAGTTAAAAACAGCTGTAACTGGAAAAGTTAAAAAGGGTTCAAAAGCTGCTAAAAGAAGAAAATCGTACTGTGCAAGAAGTGCAGGGCAAATGAGAGACTTCCCTAAAGCAGCAGCAAATCCTAATTCTAGATTACGTCAAGCTAGAAGAAGATGGAAGTGTTAAAAAATATAAACTAGAAAGGACACAGTTATAATGGAAGATGGACTAACAATTTTAGCCAAAATACAAAAACTAGTAAGAGAAAAACTACAGGAAACTGGAGACGTGATGATTGGTGGAGGTGTTGACAGTATGGAAAAATACAAGTATATGTTAGGACAAGTACACACTTATCAATTAGTGTTACAGGAGATCTCTAACCTGCTAAACAATAAGGAGCAAAAAGATGAAAAAGGAACCGTTATCGACCTCAACTCAAGAGGCCCCAAAAGTTAAAACAGCTTTACTAGATAAAATAATAGCTGAAAAAAAACCAGAAATAGATATATCAAAAAAAGAAGACAGTAAGTTACCACAACCTACGGGATGGAGACTTTTAGTTTTACCGTTTAAAATGAACACTAAAACTAAAGGTGGACTTTACCTTGGACAAGAAACATTAGAACGACAACAAGTTGGTTCTAATTGTGGAATGGTTCTAAAATTAGGTGCACACTGTTACGATAAAGAAAGATATCCAGAAGGACCTTGGTGTAAAAAAGGTGATTGGGTAGTTTTTGCAAGATACGCTGGATCAAGAATCCAAATAGATGGTGGGGAAGTAAGACTGCTAAATGACGATGAAATTTTAGCAACCATTCAAGATCCCGAAGATATATTTCATCAATATTAAAACATAGAAGGAGAATACTATGCCAGACGAAAATAATAACAATGAACCTATGGTGGACATCGATACGTCGGGTCCAGAAGTTGAAGTTAACGTAGAAGAAAAAGAGGATATAAATAATGAAAATGTTCAAAACAATGATAAGTCCGATAACTCATCTGAGAAATCTGATGAGCAGCTTGATATTCAAATTAGCGAAGAACCCAAAAAAGAAGAACCAGAAGAAGAAAAGAAACCGGAATTAGAAGAATATAGTGATGGCGTAAAAAAACGAATAGCTAAACTAACTAAAAAATGGAGAGAAGCAGAACGACAAAGAGAAGCTGCTTTAGATTATGCTAAGGGTGTTCAAGCTGAACACAAAGAGTTAACATCTACCGTTAATAGATTAGAACCTAGCTATGTTAGCGCTATGGAAGGAAAAGTTATATCTGGTTTACAAGCAGCTCAAGCACAATTACTTGCTGCTAGAGAAAACAACGATATAAAATCAGAAGTTGACGCTCAAAAAAATATAGCACAATTAGGACTCGAAGAACAAAGAGTTTTAGCTATGAAAGAAAGAGCGGGTGAATATAAAGCATCTGAACAACCTAGTAGAACGTTAGAACAAGCAATTGCACCTGTTCAAACACCACCAGATCCAAAAGCTGAAGATTGGGCCGAAGATAACCCGTGGTTTGGTCAAGATAGTGCTATGACGTACACTGCGTTTGATTTACATAAAAAATTAACGGAAGAAGAAGGTTTTGATCCTAAATCTGATGAATACTATAAAGAAGTAGACAGAAGGATGAGACTTGACTTCCCACATAAATTTGTTACAACTGAAACAAGGGAACCGACTAGACCCACTCAAACTGTAGCTTCGGCTACGCGAAAAGTAAATAATACCGGTCGCAAAACAGTGAGGCTCACACCGTCTCAGGTAACAATAGCTAAAAAATTAGGTGTGCCACTAGAACTTTATGCGAAACAATTAAACATCACGAAGGAGAGATAAGCATATGATAAACGATAAAAAAATAGACTCCCGTGCGAGCCAAACAAAAATTAAAGAACAGAAAAAAGTTTGGACTCCACCATCATCTTTAGATGCCCCACCCGCACCAGATGGATTTAAACATAGGTGGATAAGAGCTGAATCGATGGGTTTTGACGACTCTTCAAATATGTCAGCCAAATTAAGATCAGGATATGAATTAGTTAGATCTGATGAATATTCCGATATTGATTATCCAACTATTAACGACGGGAAATACAAAGGGGTTATCGGAGTTGGCGGCCTTTTGCTGGCAAGGATATCGGAAGAGATCGTAGAATCGCGTACTGATTATTACAAACAACAAACTCAGGACAAAAACGATGCAATAGACAACGATCTTATGAAGGAACAGCATCCAAGTATGCCTATCAATAGTGATAGACAAACTCGTGTAACCTTCGGTGGTACAAAGAAAAGTTAATTTTTTAACTATTCCTATCCAACGGATTAAATTAATCGTTTGCCTTTGGCAAACAAATGGAGATAATAATATGGCTAATCAAGACGCAGCTTTTGGTTTTAAACCAGTAAGACATTTGTCTGGTGGACTAATCAGAACAGAAGAAGCAGCTATTGCAGCTAACTATGGGACTAGTATTTTTACTGGTCAAGTAGTTGAAGCAGTAACAGCGGGTGGTATTGAAGCAGCAGCAGCAGGAGACGTACAATCAGTAGGTGTCTTTGCAGGTGTTTTTTTCACTGACCCGTCAACAAGTAAACCTACGTTCAAGGCTTTCTATCCAGCTAGCACAAATGCAGCTGATATAGTAGCTTCGGTACATATGGACCCATCAATTGTTTATGAAGCACAACATGACGGCACAGGAACTGCAGCACTTAATTTTGCATCCGGTGACTTTGTGGGAGTAGCTGGAAGCACTCTTACTGGACAATCAACTTCAGAGTTAGATACTTCTGATTTTAATACTACAGCGAGTGGTTTCAAACAATTAGGTATAACAAAAGACCCGAGCAACAGTGATACAAGTACAGCGAATGCAAATGCATACGTTGTGTTTAACACTGCTGAGCATGTCTTTAAATTAACAACAGGCGTATAATAGGAGTATAAATTATGGCTATATCACGATCACAACTAGTTAAAGAACTAGAGCCAGGTTTGAATGCACTATTCGGCTTGGAATACAAAAACTATGCAGATGAGCATGCTCAGATTTTCGACGTTGAAAATTCTGACAGAGCTTTTGAAGAAGAAGTAATGTTAAGTGGTTTCGCAAACGCTTCAGTAAAACCTGAAGGTTCAAGCGTTAACTACGACACAGCACAGGAATCTTTCACTGCTAGATACACACATGAAACGCTTGCTTTAGCGTTTTCAATCACTGAAGAAGCGATTGAAGATAACTTGTATGACAGACTTGCGTCTAGATATACAAAAGCATTAGCTAGATCTATGGCAAATGCTAAACAAGTTAAAGCAGCAAACGTATTAAACAATGCGTTTGATTCAGGCTTCGCAGGTGGAGATGGTAAAGAGCTTTGTGCTACTAATCACCCAATTGTGGCTGGAACGTTCAAAAATGAGTTGTCAACAGCAGCTGACTTAAACGAAACTTCGTTAGAGCAAGCTCTTATTGACATCGCAGCAATGACTGATGAAAGAGGTCTAAAAATTGCAGCAAAAGGAATTAAAATGATAATTCCTTCAGCGCTTCAATTTACTGCTGAGAGATTGATGAAATCTCAAGGTAGAACTGGAACTGCAGATAACGATATCAACGCAGTTGGTAGCATGGGAATGATCCCACAAGGTTATGTAGTAAATCACTACTTAACTGATACTGATGCGTTCTTTATCAAGACTGATGTTCCTAACGGATTAAAAATGTTCGTTAGAGCACCAATCAAAACTGCAATGGAAGGTGACTTCGAAACTGGTAACGTTAGATACAAAGCTAGAGAGAGATATTCTTTTGG